GGGTTCCTGCTTCATCGATCAGCCTTACAGCGCCGCATCTCCACAGGCTTCACATCGGGCTCGTCCAGCCCTAGTTTGGCAGTATCCTGCCAAAAACAATGGCGGTATGTCGTCCGGCTGTTTTTGCTACTGAGCTAACCCCATTACAGGGTATCGGATTTGAACCGACGACCTTCTGCTCCGAGAGCAGACGCTCTATCCATGTAAGCCAAACAGTGACCGCCAAAAAACTGGCGAATGTCGAACAAGGTTTCAATAGTCCCGCTTGCGCGGCCCCCCCATCGATTGGTGGAGGGGGGTCGGCTATTCGCCGACAGTCATGGAGCCTTATTCAGTGTCGCCAAAATCGATGGGGCAATGTCGGCGGTGGAGTTTACAGATCATGTGCCCTTACCAGTCGGGCTAAGTCCGTCATAGATGGAGACGGACCTAGGATTCGAACCTAGAGTGAGCTTTCGCTCGCATGTATCCACATTCCAGTGTGCCCCAAATCAAAACGACGCAATGTCGCGTGCGGGACAATAAAGAGCCCCCCTCAGTTTTGGCGGGGGCCCCGGTTATCAGCCGAGCCGAGACGGTTTAGGTCCCGTTCATGTATCCGCGTGCAGTGTGCGTCGAACTCATCAAAACCGGATCTTGTGTACGTCTGAACAGTGCCTGAACAGTGCCAGGAGCGATTCCGAGCTTGACATCCTCCTCTCCATAAATGGAGAGGATTCCTACGGAGCCGGATGTGTTAGTCCGGTCTCTTCGGTGGGTTCCTCCCACAACCGCCTTACTTCAGCGGAGGACTACGAAGAGGCTTTACTTTGGGCTTATCCAGCCCTAGGTCTTTTGGACAAATGGAGCGTAAACGTTTAGCAAATAGATTGTCAAGTGTTTTTTTAGGGTCCAGGTTTATACAGGCGTGGATCGATCTGCATCATCGACAGGGTGCGATCTATGGCACGGTACTCAGCAGCGGTCGGTTGCCAGGAAGTATCGATGCGCGGCCAGGCGGGCTTCTTGAGATCTTCGAGTTGCCGTTTCACTTTCTGCATCAGGGAAAGCACGTCTTGGGAATGCTGGAAGGGTTTTGCTGCGGGTTTGCGGCGGGCGCGTTTTGCCGGTTTAGACTTCTTCAGTTTCTTCTTCATTTTTCCAGCGTGATTTTGCGTTTGGCATGGAGCGGAAGAATGTCCGGCTCCGGGTCGGGCTTTGGTGGCTTAGGCGGCGGCTTATGATCCCAGAATTTATCCCAAAAGTCTTCTTTCCATGTTGCGAAGTCGGCCGGTGCAGGAGAATTGGAAGAAGCGTTATTCGTAACCGTCTCGAGCGTTAAGGACCAATCGGACGGCCAGGCCGGAACATAGCTCTCACCAAGAAAATTTGTATGGTTTGTTGTAAGAACTGGAGGAGTAACTTCGTCCACGAAACCGAGCAGCCTGCGAGCGTCGTTTGTTGAAATCAGGCCACGGCGAACCAGCTCAACGACTTTCATCGTTTCTTCTCGTGACATAGCTTTGCGATGATAGCCTCTGTTCCGCGATGCTGTCAACTAAACTTGGTGTTTAAGTTCTCCATGAATCACTTCTGCAGAAGATCTATATTGCCCTTGATTGCCGGGATCTCGCGGGCTCCGATGGCGATAGTGTGGGCAATCGGCACCCACTTGTAGCAGTCGGATGGATCGTGTGTATGGGCTTGGACCTTCCACCAGGTACTGCCCCTGTCTACGGCATCGGTTAGGCAGGCGTCAGTGAACTTGTTCGCCAGCCAGTTCTCGGCTGTGGCATGAGCCGTCATCGAGGCAGCCGTCCATACAACGTATTTATGACACTTTGGATACCTGCCAACGAAATAGCGAGATAGCCCGGTTTCCTGCATTCTTTCCGGCAGGGCGCAAGAACTTCCGGCATCCGAGAAAACAATCGCAAATTGCAATGCCAATGGCACTCCCCAGGACAGCGGGTGTGTTTTCACGTCGGTATAGAAAGTGCGTTTGAACTGAGAACCCAGGGAATTGACAAAATGCTTTGGTCCTGCGTTGGCGGCAGTAGCGAGCAGGAAGAAAATCAGGAGACGTTTCATGCTTTTGTAACTGTGTCGGCCTTGGTTGCATCGGGCTTCGTCATGACGCCCATCTTGGCCCGGTTCCAGTTTGCCGCGGCAAGATGAAGAACTCCGAAGAACCAAGTGTAGAAGGGATTATTCCCGGAAGGCTTGGGCAGTTGATCGATGGCAACGGAGCAGAAATAATAAATGACAAGCTGGTGCGCCACTGCCCAGGCCCACATACCTGTAACCGTTATGACGGCGATAAGAGTAGTCACGCAGACTCTCCTTTATTTTTTCTTCAAAGCAATGGGACGGTTGCCGACCAAATGGGGCATCTCTCAAGTTGTGCTCTGGAGGGAGTCGGCGTTGTCCCGTCCCTTATAACAAGGCTATGCCGCCTATCCCGGGTGGTCAACGATGGATTTGTTTTAATGTTCTATGATCGCCAGGCCTTACCGAGGTGGATAAGCCAACTGTCTTGCAGAATATTGGGGTTCGCAGCATCCGCATAGCGCATCCAGAAGTTTCCGGAGGATGCCCATCCAGGGCCCCAGCTATTGCGGACTTTAAATGACCCGCCGTTGACGGAGTCGTTGTAACCGATCGCCAGAACCTCGTGTCCTCCGTAAACAGTTTCTTTCGTCGATGGATTCCACAAGCCATCTGCGCCGATGGATTCGAACGATTCATAGACGGTGAAGCCGATCGCAAATACATAACCGCTGGCAAGACAGGATTTCATGTCCTGCACATTGGCAATGCGATGATAGGCGCCACCTTTCCAGGCGAGGCCGTCGGTGAGTTGAGTCTCTGTAGGCGCTGTCGAGAACTGTCCTGGGACGTAAGCTTCATCGCCAAGAGTACATACGCCGAATTGATTGAGTGCGCGGCACGCCGTGCGGCCATACGACCCGCAATCGCCTTGGTCGAGCGAACCATCGAGCATGCGTTCTTGGTAGTAAAGGAACGATGGCGACAAGATAGGCGCCTGCGACTGATATTTGCGTGCCAGGAATTCGCGCATACCAATGCCAGCATGGGCGGTGCAACTTCCTTCGTTTCCCTGATCGCGAACCGGGCCGCAAAAAGATTCAAGATCAACGACGGACGGATGCGGATCGCGCGCAAGCTTCGCAAAACTGGCAATGCCAAGATCCCGGTGGTCGGCGACATCGCGCAAATAGCCATAGCGCCGTCCCGATGACGAAGGTGTGAGTGGCGGCATCGTTATCCTAGTTGATGGCGAACTGGCCATAGCCGTTCGAATTGACGACGCCGTTGAATGCCGCCTTCAAATCGTGAGACGACATCGGCTTGACGGGGCTCGCCGAAATAGCTCTGCGAGCTGCCGTCGCGGCCGGCGGAGGCGGAACGAGGGATTGGATCGCCAGAATAGTTGTCATGGCCAAGCTAAGAGAGGCGGTGATCGTGGCCTGCAGGGCGGTATTGTTCACATGGAAAGCCGCCAGCAAACCTGTCAAATTCGTTTGAACGGTAGCAAGGCCGGTATCGATTTTGTTCAATAGTCCTGGCTTGGCGGAAGCTTCGGCCGCTTGATACGTGTTCACTAGATTTTGCAAAAGCTGCAAATCGGATTGTACTTGTGCTCCGACCGATTGAATCTGCGAGGCCATGGAAGGATCGATCTGCGCTTTTCCCTGCGCGGCACCGGCGATGCTAATCAGCGAAGTAACAATTTGAATAAGCGTCGGAAGATCGTTGATCGCAGTCTGGATCCACTGCGACTTAACCCAACAGCCGTTGACAACGAGCATGGACGACAATATGACAGCGAGGGCCCCTTTGCTAAGGTGTTTGCGGCTTAACATGTCGTTGGTTCTCCTGTTTTGAAAGTGTACGTCCAGCGTCCTAGGCGAGTCTAGTGGCTCCAGGTATGTTTGGTACCAACATATACACATCCCGCGGAGAATAATTCTCGGGATCAAATACCATGGTGAGCAAGTTCAGCGAATCAACGACGCCTGCTAAATAGCCGGAGCAAATCCATGCCCCGGCCAGATGAAAGCGATGATAACCGAGCGCGAATGACAGGATCGCCAGCCAGTCGTACGGTGCGCCTTCGGCATCGGCGATGAGTTTCTGCAGCAGGGTTTGTTGTTCGTCCGTGATCGGTATTTGCCATACCTCGGCCGCAATCGCTTTTCGGTAGCAGTGGTCATTGGTTTTCCGCCAGCGAACGCCGCCTTTTAGTTGTGCGCCGAAGGTGTGGTCGCCGGGCCATAATAATTCGACGTGGCTCCACTTGCAGCGGCTACACCATTCTATGATTTTGCTGTCCCAGCCCTTGCCGGAAATGAAACGAATTTGCAGCGATGGCATCATGCGCCTTCATCATTCAATTCATAAACGAGAATTTCTACTTTAGGATTGGCAGCCCCGCGCCTGATCCTGACATATGCTTCATCCACCTGGTTGTCATTGCCCCACACGGCAAAACTCTTGCTTAGATCAACCGCCGGTCGCCCCTTTTTCCTTTTCGGCTGTTTTGGCGGCGACATCGAATCTAAGTAGTGCTTGAGGAAATTGTCGCAATCCTCGTCTGGAGCGGTGCGCATGCCAGTCCATATGGTTAGCCGTATTCCCAGGCGCGCATGCAAGTCCGGTTTTAAAGTAGGGCATGCCGCTTTCAATTGCCATCGAAAGGTTTCCTTTTCATCGCTGTTCGGATCGTAGAATCGCGGAATGAATTTGCCGGTTTTGGTCCGGATGAAGCCACTGGTTCTGGCGCGCTCCTGGGCATGCGGTTGGCCGGGGATGATGACGTGCAATAGAATTCGCGGTGGTTCAAGCGGTGGAAAAGTCATGCTGATCATTTAACCACACGGCGATTTCACTGCCGGAAATTTCATATGATTCGCCTGGGTTCAGCCGATGAGCGGAGACGAAGTGCCTCGTAAAAGGATGATGAAGCTGGATTACTTTGAGGGCCAGACTGTCGTCAAGACCCCAAGATTTCTTCCATACGTTGATTAGGCGCTTGGGGCTGACACCGAAATAATCGGCCAGGATCGATGCCGATAAGTCGCCTGGGCCACTGCCGTTGTAACCGCATTCGAAGCCCGTAGGTGAATGCAAAGCGCAATGCTTGAGAAGTGTTGCATTCTTCTTATTGGTTTTCACGAGCACGCCGATCTGCCCGGAAGTGCTGCGCGTAATCTCGTAAACTTTCATTTCCGAATTCTTTTCCAGCGTTGCATGGTGATGGCTTGTGCAAAACTCCAACCATAATTATCCATGCGTGATCGCAGGGTGAAATATGGAATGCCTAACTTTCTAGCCCACTCTGCGCGAGTCATAGTAACACCGTCATGAGTTATTCTGATGGTCGACCGACGATTATTAGCTTGTACTTCGCGTGTAGCCCAACAGACGTTTCCTGGTTCGTAATCGCCGGAATTGTTTTTACGCTCTAACGTATGTAATGATGATGGTCGCGGGCCGATATTTTTGAAGAAGAGTTCAAAACTGTTCCAGGCCGAATGGATCTGTATTCCTCGGCCTCCGTAATAAGGCCAGTTCTTATTTCGCTGATTGAGGCATCTTTGCCGCATTTCTCTCCAGACGTGATATTCAACCAAATGCTCTTTGCGCACAGAAGTCTTATTCTTTCGTGACAAGTGATAGCAACTTGCGCAACAGAATTTTTGATTACGATGTTCTGCCTGGAACGGACTCTCGCATCGCGGACAGGTCAGCGTCACAACATTACCTCACAATTATCTATTACGAGGAACAAACAACTTTCAGAGCCCTTGATCTTTGGCTTGTGTCCTTCTTCGAGCTTCTTCTCGATTTGAGCAAGTTTCTCCGGCGACCGCCATTGCAGCGCGCCAATCATGGAATTCAGCCAATCTTCCCGCGAAATCAATGCCATGGAATTCTCGGCGATGCGTTTAGCGATTTCGGTCTTCAGTTGCAATTCCTGTTCTGTGCCGATCTTGTCGAGGACATTACTCCCCCAGAAATCGAATAGCTTCCAGACTGCCCAAGGAATCGTTTCGTCCGCCTTCAGTTCGGCCGTCAGCTTTCTGTAGAACTCGCGGATCTGCGCCACCGGCGCGGCAATGACCGGGAGTAGATGGTCATCGAGGGCTGCGCTCGCAGCATCCTTTTTGTCGATATCGTGCGCCACGGCCAGTTCCCGGATCAGCGGAATCCACTTTTCGACCATTTCATCGACGTCCATTGGTGTCCTCTTCTTTCTGCGTGTCGGGTGTTCGCAGGCATAGGCGAGCAGGCAAAGCGGATCGGCAAATTCCTTCCGCAAGATGACTGGATATAGTCCAAGAGTAAGAAGTTCGCGAGCATCGATAACGCCACGAGCCAGCGAATTAATGTCTCGCGCAAGGATTGCCCCGGCCTTGTCTGCAATCTGGACATAGTTCTGTTCGGCTTCGTCAATCGTGCAACGATATAGGATTTCCGTAGATTGGTCATCGGTCATATTTTTGATCAGTGATGACTGGTATCGACTTTGCCATCCGGAGCTAGGGTGATCTTGATATTCCGAAACTTGAATGTGAACGGCTCAAAGGTCTTCGCGTCCGTCTTGCCGGCGACGGATTCGGCGAAAAGTTGCAACCCGAAAGCGTTGAAGCCCGCATCGATCAGTTGTTGCATCGTCACTTCGGGGATGAATTGTTTTTCCATGCTTAACTCTTTTCTCCGAGCCAAGCCGTAGGCGGCCCTCCCTGACGCGCTTGTTCCGTTTTTTCAACGAACGATTTCGTCACGGAGCATGCTTTCGCAGTTTCATCGAGCAGGGCGTGGCACTTGTCCGCGAATTGCGCGCATTTGTGCCACTCCGTAAGAGCGTAATCGCGCTCGTTCTGGAGGGCAGCGGCTTGCTTCGCAACGACAGCCACTTGTCCTTCCAGTTCCAGAATGCGATTGGCAGGGATCAGGACGTTTTTGCTCATGGTAATGGTCACGCCTGGTATCAAGCTGACCTGCACGCGGCCCGTTTCAGCGTCAATGCTACTGATCGATGAACTCACCAAAACCTTGTCTCCTGCCTGAAAGTTATAATCACCAGCCATCGTCACTGCCTCCTATGTCAACAAACTTTGAGAAGCCTGCACCTGCCCGCGGCCAATCGCATGCACCAGGCGTTTGGCGCCCAGGCGGCTGAGATAGGCATCCCTGCTGGACCTGGCAAAACCCGTGGCTTCGTCCAATTTCTCCCTGTTTACCGGCTCCCCGCCAGCAGCGATCAGCAATTGAAGGATTTTCTTCTCGCCTTCGGGAAGTTCCGACATCCAGTATCGCTGTAATTCCTCGCCGCTAGCAGGTTGAGGCGTATAGGCGCTGCCCAGGGCGGCGATGCCAGCTTCGGTCGCGAGGATCCGGTCGCCACGCAGTTCGATCAGGCCTTTGGGCTTCAGCCGGACAATATAAGCGTCCCTGGTCGACCGCTTATAGCCGGTCAGAACCGTAAGCTGGTTCCGTTCAACGCCTTCCTCGTACCGGGCAATGGCAATCAGGATTTCCTTCTCGCCTTGTGGGAGGTCGCCGTTCCATGTGGAACCCTCGCCCACGATCGGAGCTGCTCGAGCTTGGCCATGTTGCGCCGGATGCGGTCGAGTTTCCGTTCGATGCGCGACAGAACTTTCGTCATGGCGTAATACTGATAAGGTTCCATGGGCAACCACCTGTGCTTTCAATGCCTTGAAGTCAGGATGCAGGACTGGATAGTCGGGGATTGGGCCAAGCTCCTTTAGGTAAGCGCCTGCCTGGTTAGCCATGGTCAGGGATTCGGATCCAGCGGATTTGATTAACGCGACTGCCTTAACCAGCCGGTGGCGCATATCTTTGGCAAATTCCTTCCATGGCTCGATTTCTGCCTGGAGGACGCGCTTGAGCTCCGCCGCAGAAGTCTTGACGGGTTTGGCGGTGACAACCTTTGTTGTCATGGCCGGTTGAGCACGCAACTGTTGCTTCAATTCGCGGATTTCTTTACGTAGGTCGGCTTCACTCCTAGCTCGCTCCTCGGCCACCTTTGGAAGATCGGCTAGTTTCGGCAGCATCTTCTTGACTTCTTCCGGTGTTGGCGGTGCCTTAGCGGCAGCTTTGCCAGTTGTCTCGGTGCCGTGAGAAGTCTGGATCGGACCAACCTTAACGAGAACCTTGTCCATCGAAATGGCACGGCCCTGAAAGAAGAAATTTCCCGGGTCAAGCGTTCGCAAGGCGTCGGAAAATTCCGTCACTGCGGCTTTCCCGGTAATGCCCATCTCGTAGGCCGCGCGGTCCCGGTCGGATTGTTGCGCGGTTGGGCCGGCTGCCTGGTTGTACATTTCCGCTGTGGCGTTTTTGCTGAGCTTCGCCAAGCGTTGCGTAGCGAAGATGCTTCCAAAACCTCGTTTGCGAGCTACTCCATTGAAGTCCGTGACTGCTCCATAGGCGATCGACTCGCCTTGCCCTTTTTCCGGGGCGAAGGAATGTGCTTCATCGAGCCAAACCGTGGTTGGGCCCCAAAGCCGCTTCGGAGCATTGATCAAAGCGAGATAGAAATTCCTTACCCATTCATGGCGGGCTTCATGGCTCAGTTCGAACAGATCGCACACGGCCGACGCGCGCATCTCAAGGAGTCGTTCGGCTACAATTTTCGCCGACCTTGGATCGGCTGGTGTTTCGCCATTTTGTCCTACGAGCACGAAACCAAATTTTTCGCGTAATGTCGCAAATTCGCCTTCGCGGTCGATGATTAAAATTGGCGTTTTCCCGAATAATTGCTCGACCATGCGCCGAATCAAAAACGATTTGCCCCCGCCCGTGCTCGCCCAGATTAGAAGATGGGTCCGGAGCAGTGCCTTCACATCCAAGGAAACGTTCTTGCCTTCGGATTTGCCGATTACAATTTTCATCGAAAGTCTTTTGGCCTTATCAGAACAAACTGTCTTGTGCTCTTTGCATGCTCAGCCAAACCGGATCACCATGATGGTCGACCGCGAATCGCGCAATCTGTTCCACCTGGTCGACGACTGCACGGAAAGAAAAACGGATGACTTTTTGTGTTTTTCCACTCCCTTTTTCTTCAACGTTGGCAAGCACCGGATGCTCGATCATCGCCGCCACAAGCGTCAGGTCATTCTCCGGGTCATCGGGCACAAGCCCAACAGCAATCGTCTGTTGCGCGACGCTCTCGACTTCCGTGCGCTTCACATTGCCCTTGCGCATATGTTTCCATTCCGCCAGCACTTCAGCCGGGAGATGCCCGTCTTCTTCGTGTTCTTTCGTCAGCGGGAAGGCGAATTCGAATCCAACAAAACGGTCGCCGGATTCTTCTTTCTCGAAATACGGCCGCACGAATTGGGCAAGCATCTTGCCGTTGCGAATAGCCTTGGGCTCGGCCGGTGGCGAATCTCCTAAGTTGAGTTGCTCCTGCTCCTGCTGTCCAGGTCCGGGTTCAGGTTCAGGCTCGCCTACTTGTTCTTCGGCAGGCTCTGCGCCCACTTGTTCTTCGGCAAGAGAACCTGGAACCGTAGTCGGTTGCGAAAAATCTTCGACAGCATCCAGCGGCGGCATGCCTTTACCTTTGACAGCCATTTTCAGCCTCCTTTAATGCGTCACTCCCGGCGTTTGCACCATTTCCAATCCCAGCGGTTGGAATACTCCAAGGAATTTCCGGCACTCATTGTTGCCACAGCTTACGACCATGATTTTGAATGGCCCGAGGTCTGTCAACGAGCCGAAGATTTTGCCGTCCGATCCGCAATAGGGACAGACGGGCTTGCGGATCGTTTGCTGCATGGCCGATGGCGCTGGCACATCTTCCGGTTGCTGAATCTCCGGTGCCGGGAATTCCACAATGGGAGCCATGGACTTGTGAAAGTCGTTAGCGCATTCCCGCGGTTCTTCCTGGTCATGCAGAATTTTAGGCAATCCGCGAAAGCCAAAGCATTCCGGACATTTTTCTTCGGTCATTTGCTCATGCTCTTTTCCTGACAGTCTCAACTTCTTCTTGGAATACTTCGATTCCACCGATGATGCCAGCGGCGTCGGGGCCTAGCTTCGTTACGATGGCCTGAGCCTTTGATTCATCCAGGATCAAGAATTCCCTTTTATGGAGGGCTGGATTCGTGACCCGGTATTTATAAACCTTGCGGATAGAATGGCCTTGCTCCTTTGGGATGGTGCTCGGAACGATCACGGGCGGCGGCGGAGCAATTGCCGCTCTTTCGATGATGGTATTGGCGGCTTCCGTTTCGCCGATCTCTTCCATCCTCGCGGCTTCCTGCAAAGCCTGCTGCTCCGCTTCGGCTTTGGCCGCTTTGCGGTCCGCTTCTTCCTTCTCTAATCTCTCGCGTTCTTTTTCGGCGCGGAAGTCTTGCCGGCTCCGCTTTATCAGGTTTTCGGCCTGTTGCAATGGCATCAGCAGCGTGGCTCGCAAGGAGGTGATGAATTTATGAACGCTGTTGGCTTGCTTTGCGGGCTCTTCGAAAAACTCGGTTATCTTTTTCTGCCGCGCGACAATGACGTCCAGTAAACTGCCGCTCGCTAGATAATCGTCGTTATTCGCCAGTACTTCGAAATCCTTGGCCTGGGCGACGATGTGCGGGATGCTGGCCTGCATTTCCACGACTTTTTTGGAATCGAGAACCACGACTGGCATCTGGTCGGCCATTGGATCACTCCTCGATTTTCCGCAATGGGCTGCTGTGATTTAATTTCCAGGTCGTTATATGGAGCGTGGAAATGAAAATCTCAGCGTCTTGAGAGTCACGAAAATCGTATTTTTTATAGCGCCCATCCGGGAAAAGCTGTACCGCCATACGGCGCCGGCGGGCAAACATAGCCCTTGCTGAACTATGCTTCCCGTCTGGAACCCCCAGGGCATAGCCGGCGAGCTGGATCGCCCACCATGACTCAGCATTCGCGGCATTCTTGATTTCAATGATGGATTCCTGGCCGCGCATCAATCCTTCACGGTCGATTTTTAATCCATAGGTCATCCCGTTGATCGTGGCAATGTATGGTTCTTCGATCAAACGCGGGACAAATCCGGTATCGCCACGGAAGTTGGCCCAGGCCTCGATGCGGCCTTTGGTATCCTGATCGGCCGGATTATCTTCTTTGAAGGACGTCCAGTCGAGCGTTCCTTCATCATAGTAGTGGCTTCCAAGATGGACCAATGTTCCAATCGTACTTTTCCTGTCGAGAATCTCTTTCCGCACCATCTCGTAACTGATAAGCCCGGCGTGATCGAGTGTCCGTGTACACGATGGGATCGTACGGCCTTCCATCGTGTAAGAATGCGTCGCCTCATCAAAACTGCATCCCCGCGCCAGCACTATTCTCTCGCTTGCGTAATACTGTCCAAGGCGCTGGCAAGCTGCGATTTCCGCATATCCTTCAGCGCTTCGACTTTGTAAGTTTCCTTGATGAACTTGACGACTTCAGGCTTCTTCCAGTTGGCGCCAAAGGCTTTGTTCCAGAAGTCTTGGATCTCCGCCGGCGTCACATAGGGATCTTGGTCCCCCTCGGCAAACATAGACCCGGCCGCCGGGGTGGCATTCGCTTGAGTAGAAGCAGCCTTTTCCGGTTCCTTGCTGGCAGGTTTGGGTTCTTCTTTTGGCTCGGTCGCCGCAGTTTCAGCCGCTGCAGCCGGTTCGGACTTCTCCGCAGGCTTCTCGGGTTCAGGCATTCGGCGCGGAATGGAAGGCTCCATGATTTGTTCCACTGCGATATCAAGATCGCGCTCTGCATCACGATTGACGATTTCTACAAGCCCCTCGAGGTTCCGATTCTTGAGCGGCAATCGCTTGGCAATCACTCTAATCGGAGTGATTTTCCAGCCTTCCTCCCAGAAGGCCACCCATTTCATGCTATTCGGCTGTTTCGAATGATTCCGGTGCCGTTCAATTTGTTCAGCAGTCATATATTCAAAATCGACAGTGCCATCGGTAAATTCGATCAAGGAATAAGCACCAATTCTGGTTTTCATGCTGCGCTCGCCATTGCCTGGTTCATGCGATAGACTCCGTTTCGGCGCAAATTGCCTATCGAACTTATCGCCTGCGTAGACCACTTCGGCGTAAAAGGTTTTCACTTCTCCCGTCTCGTAGGCTTTCTGGATAAAGAAACGGTAGGATGGCTGGAAATTGCATTCTTTGCCATAAGGTATCAGCCATCCGAGTTGCAGCGAAGGGCTGAGACTGCAGCCGACTTCGGCGGCATCGTAAGCAGCGAGCAGAACGCTGTTCGGATCGCAATCTGCAAGGCTCTTGCCTGGCGATGCCGTGGCTTTGCTTTTCTGGATTGCCGTTAAAATCCCGAGGAAAAACCGGTTACGGTCGATGCCTTGTGGCAGTCGCGCAATAAGATTCGGTTTGGCGACCGTCATCTTTTCGATGACAGGGTCCTGCTGCTGCTGCTTTTTTGCTGCGGTTTCATTGGCCATGCGGATCGTCCCTTCTTATGAATTCTTTGCCCATTCCACTTTCGCGTTTGACAGTTGGGACATTTGACCGTTTTCTGCGAGCGCGGATACCATTCATGCCCGCATTTCGCGCATTGATTTGGAAGTAGCGGTTTTAGCGTTCGTTTCAAAGCAGGCCGACACTACTACCAGAAGTTATACATGTCAAGAACCTGCTCTTGATTTCCACAAGAGCATTTTTCAGGAAATCTCAGCCGCATCCCATACGGCTTGGGTTCCAGAGCCGCCGACGTTGGCGTCTTGCCCTCTCAGGATCGGCGTAGGACTGGCTTTCCTGTAAGCCCAAAAAGGAGACGATAAAAATTAGCAAATCGCCCGAATTTGTCTCTTGAATGTTTTATGATACTACGTCTTGCACTATGCCTCATCTTCTCCTTGGTTTCTTCTGACATTTTGAACCCTTTCTTTGCCTCAGAAATCTTTCTTCTGGCATCTAAACTCTTAGCTGGATTTTTATCTCCCATAAGCATGAAAGCAGCAGAAATCGCTCTTCTGTGAGCTATCGTTAAAGCCTTTCCTAGATGTGCTTTTGCAATCTTTTTCTTTGTCTCCTCAGAAAACCGGCGACCTTTATTCGAGTTGCTTCTTGCGGTCGGATTCTCTCGACAGAACTTCCTAATAGATAGGCTGTGTTTCATTCTTTCTGCTTTCGTCTGCTTATGCCCTGATACTCCTTCTCCTCCATCTGTCGCATTCGTTAATCTAGCTCCTGCTCGACGATACTTTCTAATCCAAAATCTCTCTCTAGCTACCCAATTTTTTACATCTTTCTCTAAGACTACCAAAACAGGCTTCATGCCATTTCGCAGTAAAGATAGAATCCAATTCGCGCACCAAGTTGCTTGTGGTCTATGCGATCTACCATTCCTGGCTTCATTGATATGCTCATTCAAGCGAATTCTGATGCTCCTGTGTGTTTTACCGATGTACCTTACGTTCATAGTAATTGGATGACATAATCCGTATATGGTACCTAAGCACATCAAGACTCCTGCCTTAAAGAATCCCACACTGCCTTAACCCCGTCAGCGTTATACAATTGACGAACTTCCTCTGTCGGCATTGCGGGATACTGGCATGTCCATTCAAAATGGGGCTCGTCGCCCCAGGAAGTTCCGCTTCGTAATCCGAGAGCTTCTCCGGCCGTAATGATGCGCGCCCAGACCGGATCTTTTTCGTCCCAAATTGGATTGCCATTGCGAAACGGGGCAACGTCAACGGCTAAACCTAGATTGTGCCAACTCTGTCCGCTGTCTGCTTTTGTAACGCGCCGGTTCTGGTGTTCAGGAATGATTTGCATCCCGCAATTGAGCCGGCAGGTATTCACATCGTCGACCGGGGCCCGCCCTTGCAGCCACAGAGCATGCTGCTGCGCCCAGGTCCGGAATCCCTGCGTCACGCGGATTTCAATTTCTTCTTGTAAGAGGACTTCTGCAAGCGTGCGGATTTTTTGCGCGAGCTTCGGATGGACTTCCAGCAACCGCGCTTCACTATTCCTGTCCATTTTCCTCCTCGAAGAAATCATCGAGCAGCTTCTCGTTCTGGTGATGGCCGGCGGCTTCCTTAGCGAGCCGTTCGATATGCAATTTCACGTTGATGGCGTGCTGCTCCTTGGTGCTCGGCGAATCCGTATGCATGGACATGAAGCTCTCGCGTTTGTGTTCTCCGCAGATGGCGATGAAGTGGATACCGCCTTCCCTGCGATGCGCTTGTAGTTCCACGATGTGTCCGTCGATTGTGATTGATTCAAGTTTTTTCATTCGACTGCCTCGATCCAAGAACCATAGACGTCTACGTTCAGTGTTCCGGAGGTATGAGTCGTCGTTGTCGCTAGATAGATACTGACCCATGTTTGGGATAAATTCGCATTGGACACCAATACTGTCGACAACTCTTGATACGCGAGGGTATTGCCCACGGCAAGTTGGAAATCCACAAAAGCGACGGTACCACCGACGGGCAGGACCACATTATGGCCACCGGTAGCGACTATGACGTTCGGAGTGGTAGGAGCCAAACTGTCTGTCGCTATCGCCACGACCAGTTTTAAAGTGGCGGATATATAATTCCGATTCAACGCTGGTGGTGCTGACAGGTATATTTCAGCTTGGTTCACCGCACCATTGCCGGTAACGGTGAGTCTCGTAAATGTTGTCATGTTGCCATCGACGCAATTCTGCAAATTGGTAATTGTGCCATTGCCGCTGATTCGTGCGCCGTTTTGTGCAAATGACATGCCTAATACATTCAGACGACCACCTTGGGCTCCATTGCCGCCATCGAGATTTCCAATCGTATCGACCGCACCGGCGCGCGGCGTGAAAATCGAGCCAACAAAAAATCGATTAGTCCCGGCGAAGGCCGTTTCTTTCGTTGTCGTCGCATTATAGGTGACCGTCCCGCCGACTTCGGCGATATCGTCGAAATAAATGTAGTAGAGCGTGTTGTAGGAAAGCCCGGTGATCGAGCCGGAGTTATAGGCAATGTTCGTCAGTCCGGCGAGCTGCATCGTGAACGACGCGATATTCACGGTAGCATTGGATCCGGCATCATGGGCGGTCAATGGATTCGAAAGTGGCCGATACGCCGTATACCCTGGTGCTCCTATGAGCAGATAGCCTGTATCGAGACCTACAGCACCTTTCCCGGTGCCGGCAATCGTCAAGGGATAAGCAGTCACGGCAGAAAGCGATTGTTCCTGATTGCCAAGGAGATTGAACGAGGTGAATTTGAAATTGAGCGTTTTGCCGTAGAATGTCGGATCGTATTGCTGGATGAAACTGGCCTGGTCCAACCGGGCAAATATCTCACCAGCAAGGTGCGAAGACCCGGGAGTTCCGTATACCCCACGATAGAGTGTCGTCAAATTGTAGAGTTCCCCGCCGACAAGACTTGCCGTTTGATAACTCAACAGTTCGAGGGCATTCGATGCATTGACGATTGCACAGAGGCTCACAAGGTTCGAGGCGTCGGATGAAGCAACTGTGGCGAGAGTGGCCCCGGCAACATTGAGTTTTACCTGAAGCGTATTGGTATTATCCGGATTCGCCGAGCTGAAAGCTGCCAGCGATTGTGTTAGCGTACCGAGCCTGCTGGGCGAACTGATGGTTGTCAATAAAGCGTAATTTGTTCCGCCATCGGTGCTCACCCAGACATGGCAGCCGCCCCAATTCGGATTGGAACCATTCACAAACCCGTAGAGAATGTTTCCTTGCTGCAATCCAAGACGGTTAGGAGCTTCAAGGACAAGTGCATTCGTATTCCCCGGGTCTTGCTGGCCAAGTTCCAGAACGTAGGGCGCATTGACATCTTTCGGATTGTAAGCAGGCTGCGCCGTGCCCCAGATGAAATCTTCCGCAGTAATGCTCAAGCCTTCTTGCGGATCGTCTTCGATTTTTGTGATGCGAACAGGAGTCCCTGATAGCCCCAGGATCAGATCGTTGATCGTGACGACATCCATTGGCTCCAGATAAGAGAATGTATCAGGAAGCTTAAACGTGTATTCGTTGCGAATATAGGATTTGCGCTGCACGCGCATCGAAGCGGCATATTGAGCGGCCACGAGCGTAGTGATGAAATCATATTGCTGGGGGTCCTCGATGCGCAAGCCGTACCGGCCGATCGATGCTTCGTCCTGTTCGTAGACAACCTCGGGATTGTAATCGTTCACGCGGGCCTGATACGTGACCTGCGCGCGGTTGAAAGCATCCTGCCAGGCGGACCTGGTGATTTTTATGGGATCTTCGGCCTTGTCTTTCGGAAGAATGTAATTGTCGTCGGTGATGTTCACGATCGGAGTTGTCGATGGCGAATAGGTGACGCCGTTGCCGACCGCGGTCGTGTCGCTGTAAGGAACGAATTTGAGCAGTCCTTCGCTCCAAAATGCAGCACACATGCCGGCCTCGAGCCATGGAGCAATGATGTGGGCGCAAGGCGTTTGATTCTCGATGATCGGCGAAATGAACAAAGAATTCGCCGTCCAGCACTTCCGCGCCAGGGATGCGCTATCAAGACCGCTTATGCCGTTGAGCGGGAAACCGATACTGAATGCAGGATCGGTCAGCAAAGCAGTGATGCAGTCGGCGGGATTCGCATCGACGACGCCGCCGCCAAACTGGAAATTGCCGGCAACCTCGTAAGAATAATTCGGCAGTTCCGGAGTGAATCCCAGATACAAAGCGGAAGAGAAAATATAGGCCAGTTGTGAATAACCGAGCGCCTTCGATGGATGCTTCCCGGTCATATAGGAAAGCGGAGCCTGGCCGAGGAGGCCGCTGACAAGCGTGAGGTTCAATGTCGTTGGAGCATTCGTGTTTGTATTGGGATCCTTGTATTGATAGTTGATGACGATGCCTAACCCGGTGTCCGCGGAATTGAAAGTGTAAGTCGCTCCGGACTGTGAATAATGTCCTGCAGCCGGCGAGCCGCCGACTTTGATCAGGGCTGTGCCGCTCGGATAGAAGCTCACGCCGCGGTCGGCAACGAAATTCGTGGAATTGTCCACCGTAACCGTAAAAGGACCCGAGAATGGCACGACCGTGATTTCCTGCGTGATGATCTGGTAGCGATAGTAGGAATAATTTATGGTGGCAACTTTTCCGGCATCGGCTGCTGCAAAACTGTATACGCCAGTTGTTGGATTCACGCTGTACTGGCCGGCGCCGGGCGACGATGGGACTTGCACCATGGGGATATTCTGCGTTCCGGTGAGCGTTACGGGCCCGGGAGATCCGTAATCCGTAAAAGGACCGACGGAATAACTTGTCGCGACGTAGACGCCCTGGTCGTTTCCAAAAATAGCCGCATTTGTCGGCGTGTATGTGCCGCCACCACCAGCGATCGTATGGGTCTCAGAAGAGCTGAGAAGCACGAAACGCCCGGTAGAATCCCAAAGATTTAGAAGGGCGTTGATAGGGCCTTGAGCTAGAAGAGCGATAATCGAAGCGGTGTAGACATACTGCGTGCCACCCTTGCCAAGCCCTTTGCCGCCCTGTTGCTTCGCTTTCGTGGCCGTGAAATCGTTGTAATCGATCAAGCGCGCGGCAAGGCGGTTCTGGCCGAAAAGAAGAGGGACGGTGATGCCAAGGATCGAATTGTTGGTCCGTACCGCGTTGTACTTTTGCGTACGGTTCCCGCTTCCACCGCCGAGAAGCCCCATTACTTATTCTCCGTGAAGACTGAAAAAAAACGATGCTCGCGGCGCTGCACGAATCCTTCGTTCGCCGATGAATAGATCACGCCATAAGGCCGGATCGGATGAATGATCTTGTCCGGCCAGGATTCGATGATGCCTCCGTGGGTATAGCTATGGGCGATTTTATAAAGCACCATGTCGCCGGGCTTTACCTGAGCCTCTGAGATTTCATGCGCATACTGCCGAATGATTTTTTCGTAGGTGTCGTCCCAGGTGCCATCCGGTTTCTTGTGCAGATAAATCTGCGGTGAATAGGGCGGGATCTCAACATGCTCGACCACGCCAGATTCAGTAGCAACTGCAGATAGAAAGTAGGCACAATCGACCCCAAAACCCTTGCAACATTGCGAATCGATAAAGGGCGTGTTCAGCCAGGATCTTGCCGTGGCAATGATGCGGTCGCGCTTACATGCTTCAGTCATGGTGCTTAGATTGCAACTTCTGGATTTGGCACAAAACCCTGGCCGCCGAAATGGATTAAGTTCGCGAAAGTTCCGCTACAAACCGCTTGAGATTTTGCGCATCCGAAAAATGCCGTAAAAGTATCCCCGATTGCAAGCGGCAGCGGCACGGACGCGGCCAGCAAAAGATTCGTCGTGCTGACTTGCTGCTTGATCGTGAAACTCAATCCGGCATTTTGACCTGTTAGAAACGTGATGTAGCCCTGAGTAAAAATCGGCGGCGATTGTCCAAGCGTGGCCGTGGTATTGATGCTTTGCCGGGTGCTCCCGGAAGCGACAGTCATCGTGGCTGATTTGAAATTCGTCGCGACCATGGTGCAATTCGGATCGTAAAGCGTATGCCGGCAGCTTGCCTGGATGATGTTGCGAGGCAATTTCTGATTGAGTAGATAGAGTGCATCGGCGACTTCAAATTCCAGTTTGCTTCTGCCGATCGAGCCGTTCGGTTTGATGTAGCCGGCAAATTTTGTTTCGACGCCCAATAAGGCGATATAGGAATTCGGCATCTGCCCCATGGGCCAGTAGGCGGTAAAAACCTGCACGAGAGCGGCATCGAAAAGACCAAGCTGCGCGGCTCCCATCATGGTCACGCTTGTATTCGGATATGCCAGCGTCCCGGGCGCGAACACGCTAAGCGTCATGTCGTTGGCCTTCAAATCGAAGGATGCCTCTGAAGTGATTTTCCCGCGCTCCCAGGCTCCGAATTTCGAACCGTAATAAGTGACGCCCTGATAGGCGATATCGAATGTCGAGGAACAAGCATTGATCGATGGCGGCCGCGGACCGTAAGGACCGATGGGAACGGCCTGAGTTGCAACGTAGGGGCCCAGGATGGACGACCATTCCAGTTGTACGCCCCACGCATCCACTTCTCCGGTTGTCCAGCTATTCGAGCCACCGACATATACATAGGTAAAACTGGCTGCGCATGTCCGCGTCACTGAGAAGCGCTGCCATGTCGTAGTCACATTACAGGATGTGATATTCAATATACTGCCAGCATTGTCTTGGAGCTGGATATTGATCGTCTTTGTTCCTGACGGGACTTTTAACCAAACCGAGAAAGTATAAGTCTGTCCGATTACAAGATTCACGTTTTGGAATATATAGGCATCCGTCGCGCCGACGGGGATTAACGCATAAGCAGTTAACGTTCCGTTAGGTGCTGAAACGGTTGCAGATACTGGCCGAGTGATTGTGTTGTAAGTCCAGACCGCTTTATTGAGAGACTGGGACCACAATAAGAGATTCTGCGGTATCGGCGTAATGGAAAATAGGTCTGCGCGGTTATAGCTCTTCGCGGTTTTGAGAAACGAAAGAAGTCCTGGAGAAAAGTTCTTCATAGAATCAATGAACGGAATTTGAGACTCTTGCATTCCCACAACTGCCACAAAAACTGCTCCAGGTCGTTTAATTCATCGTCCAGGAAATGGCAGCGGTAGTAATAGTCGCCGCCGACGGTAATGGCAGTAGGGGATGCTGGTGGAATCGCGAATGTAAGCAAGCCGCGCGGGAATACTGGTGCATTATTTGTCGTTGCAACGTAAGACGAAGCAGAAGCCCAGCGCTCAAGTTGCGCACCCCATATATGTAATACCTGGCCGGCTGGAAATGCCATGCCGCCAGTACCGATTTGCACGAAGGTAACGGGTGATCCTTGTAAAACCACTGTACTCACGGAAAACCTTTGCCATGAGGTAGTTACGGTAATCGATGACTGAGGATTAGTTGAACCATTAATGATATATATAGATATCGGACCTAGCGTAGCGCTGGGTACTTTGAGCCAAACGGAAAATGTAACCTTATCACCTGGAGAAAATAGAGGAACAGGGAAATTTTGTATAATGACATTCGTTCCAGCTCCTCCTCCCGTGTTTGTAAGAGCATCCGCACTGACAGTGCCATCCGGCGCAACAATGGAAGCGTGAGCGTCGGTAAATTGAGTCAAAGACCAAAAATCGCTTTGTGAGAAGTCTTGTGAGTAAGCCAACCAATTTTCAATTCCACAAAACCACTGATTGCCGCTCGGTTGTGGACCGGCTGGTATGGTGACGCCCGCGATCTTAACCACAGAAGGGATGACATTCTGTAATGGTTCAAAACCAGCACCGGCAAGGGACCGGCCAATTTGAAACTGTGTCGTCACACTGTCGCCATAACCGAGTAATGATGGATTCGCCGCATTGTTGTTGTCATAGGGATCGTAAAAAAGCCAGTCGTCCGCGGCGCCGTGCATGCGCTGATAGAAATCAAGGAATTGCTGGATCGCGGTATTGGTCTGATTCAAGTCGCCATAAATGTAGGTGAGATCGATTTCAAAATCCCAGACTGGGACTGGCGTCAATGAGATCCGGACTTCTCCGCGGCGGCTGGTCGGGGTTTGTATGACGGTGGAGTATGAAGGAGTCTGTTTTACCGGCCAGCCCCAACTCAAGGCGCGCGGCTGTCGTAACGTAGGCAAAAGGAGATTGCTCATAAATAGGAACTCCTTCGCAGTGCGCGTTGTACCGCCTTAGTAACGTCGGCCGGGGCCATCGACCCGCCATGCATTTCCAGATGAATGTTATTGTTCACTGTCCGGCCGGCCGCGCCGCCAGGTCCGCCCGGGCCGCCTGGCCCACCAGCTCCGCCCGCTGCACTGGCACTTTGCATCACAAAACTCGCGATGTGCGCCGGCAAGACCATTTCGCCTTCATGAAGATTGGCTTTAACGAGGCCGCCTTTTTCAAAACCAGTAATTGCTTGAAGAGATCCTTCTACCAAGCTGGCTGCGGCAATCGCGGCACCAGGACCCAGCCAGGCCGCTTCAATAGCAGCTGTAGCGGCAGCATCGCCGATCGCTGCCTGCCGGTCGACTTCTTTTAAGCTGATGCTCGCTGTTGCTGTTCCGGCGGCCGTTGCACCGAATATTTTTTCTAATGCGATCATCAGCAATTTTTTGGTGATCCATTCCTCGGCCATCTTCAAAACGGAAGTGATGAAAGTATCCGCCATGCCGGTCCACAAACTTTGCATGACATGCGCAAAACTCGCACCGCCTGCAGCCATCCGGAGGAATGCCGAATTGAAACTTTGGAAGCCGGCTTGCGCGGCGTTCTCCGTCGCGACCTTGATGTTGTTCATGCTGAAACCCAAATCACGCTGCGAGGCGGCAATTTGCTTCAGTGTTGAACCCCAGCGGTCGGCGGATGCGGCGGCATTGTCCATCAGATGCTGCAATTGCTGCATCTGCTTTTCGAGGTCCTTGAACTGCCTGGCACCTTCTTCGGAATTCTGATTTACCTCGAGCATCACGTTCTTGACGATATCGAGTTGAGCTTCATAATCGGCCGCGGCCGCTTTCGCTTCTTGCATGGCCTCGGCAGCGACAATCGTTTGTTGTCTAAGCGATTCCTGCTCGAACACGGCGGTGATGGGACCTTTGCTGATTCCAGCAGCGCTGATGCCTTCCTGGGCCTTGATATCGCGGATACGATTCTCGGAAGCGCGCTGCGAAACCCGCAAAGCTTCCTCTTCCCCGCGAATGCGCACTTCGACTGCGCGTTGCCAGGCCTCTTCCTCTTGTCTAGCCGCTTTTACTCCTTCTGCCTCATTCCTTTTTATGTCGATATCGAGACGGCGTTGCGCTTCGTCCTCGAGCTTCATCCGTTTGGTGATGGTTTCAAGATCAGCCTTGGCAAGTTTTTCGCTGTTCTTGACATTTTCCTGATAGATTTTATCGTCCAATTCTGCAAACTTTCTGGCTTCGGCCGCTTTCTGTTCGCCAGCTAATTTGGTTTCAAGCGCGTTGTGCTGCTCCGATTTCGCCATGTTGTCCAACAGGATTTGAAGGCCCTGTAGCGCTGATTTATAGTCGTTGATGGCATCCGGATCCGGCAACCGGCCGATGGCTTTCTCGCCCATTCCTCGCGGCCCGGCTGCTGTCTTTTCCATATGTTTCGCTTCTTCATCCGCGAGCGCCTTCCGGAGAATGACTTGAGCTTGGAGAAAAACATTCTTTTCCGCTTCTTGATCGTTTCCCATCCGGGCAAGCTGTAAGCTGCGTTCGAGTGGTTCGAGTAATTTTCCGACTGCGGCGACGTTCCCCTTGCCTAGAAACATCTCAGAACCAAAGCCAGGCCCGGCTTTCAATAACGTAACGGTCTTCTGAAGGGCGTCTTCCAGGGATTTTGCCAATTCATCGGCCCGGAGTTTGTTCTCCGCCAAAGCCAAGCCAAGGAAGTTTTCTGGCTTGTGTTCCAGCTTGTCGATCTGATTTTGAATGCGGATATTGACGATATCGAGTTGGTCGCCTTGCATGGAGAGCGAAAGCGTCTGGTCGTCGATCTTGTGGACCGTCTCTTCGCCCAGGTGGATCCACTTCTCGTACGCATCAATCGCTTTTTCGATTATCTCGACAAAAGCAACCACCGCAAAAATCGCAAACGTGGAAGCCAAAATCGGCGCCAGGGTTGCGCTCATCGCGCCCAGGCGGCCGAACGCAAAACCGAGTTGGCCGATGCCAAATTCTGAAGCTGCGATTCTTACTGAAGAATTTGCTAATTGGCGAGTGTATACGTCGACCTTCGTGGTCGCTACCGCCATCTCGTTTCCTGTTGCCGCGGTGGCGACACCGAGTTCGACCATGATGGCAGCCGCTTGCTTGGCAGTACTTCCTAATCCAACTAATGCGCCTTTTACTGTTTCAACATCCATGCCGCTTCTTAAGAAACGGGCGGCCGTGGCGGTGGCGGCGTTTCCGGTTTCCCGGAACTGCTCGCCCATTATGGCGGTGCTGGCGGCAACTTGCCTCGAAGCGTCGGCGAGCTTCCCTACTTCTCCAACATTTACTTCTACGCCAATTTTTAGCGGGTCCATATTACTCCGGCTTTGGAATCAGCAAATGCTCGCCTTTTTTGAATCGCTCAACGCCTTGCTGAATGTGAAATGGCGCAGTATCCAAATGCCGCGCGCCAGTCATAAATTCCGCAGCAATCCGAGAATCCTTTTCCGTTGTTTCCGGAGCCTGTTTTTCCGGCCTATAACCGTGATCGCCCATTTCCTCGGCTCTTCTCGAACGCCAATTGCTTTGCCGGCCTTCTGATCCTTTGTAGCCAATGAACGATCGAAACATTAAGTGCACCGGCGGAAAGTCCTGCCAATATTCCAATAGCTCCGCCACAAACGGAAAATCCATTGCGCCAACTTCATCCGGAGTAAGCCCGAGCTCTGTCACGATGCGGCATCGAATCAGCCCAAAGTCGATGTCGCCGGCGCTTCCCCCGAGGCTTGTGTCCGCGGAACGGTCAAGAGCCCGCTCATCTTCATGATTTCCTCATAGAGCTGCTGGATCGTGACAATATCCAGTTCCGAAGTGAGTTTCTTGGCGTCCCAGGGCGCATTTCCATTACCATTCGCCGTTGCCGCGCCTTTGTTCAATGCTCTCACGACGGCATCGAGCGTCCGCCGGCCCCATGCCTCGTCTGAGGGCTTCGGATCGCGATGCAGCATTTCCCGGCCTTCTTTGATGTATTCTTCGGCTTCATCCCAGCTCAGCGGGGCAATCTTCAAAGAGAGGCTGTCGAGTTTGATTTCACGGATGCGCGGCATAAATTCGCCTTTCTTGCTTGGATTTTTGTTTGGATTGTCAGCACCGCCCATCGCAGTAGGCGGCCTTCAAGAACTACACGAGCAGTTTAAATGGGGAGCCGCCGTAACCGCGAGACGGCTCCCCGAAGGGAGAAACAATGAAGGGCTACCCTCATCATCTCTGAACGAAATCCTAATTTGGTCGGCGAGCGATGTCAAGGAAGAATTGTGATTGCCTAATCTTCGTAAAATTCCCCAATATAACCTGCCGCATTTGCGAACGCTTGCCCTTCAAGATCCGAGATCAAGTAATCGACGCGCTTCAGAGGGGCGGTGAGTTTTCCGCACTTGGCGGCATAGAGATCCAGGTAGTTTGGGATGCTCCCGGTCAATTCCTGATAAGGCTGCGAGAGCAGCATTTCGAATTGCGGGCCCCAACCTTGCACGTGATTTTGCACCACCAGCACGCGGCCGGTTGAAATGCTGTAGCGGTAGGAAACCAGGATGGCTTTGTTGTTGTCGGTTACGGAAAAACCATACACCCCGGCGCTCACGTTATACTGACCGACGGTTGGGACTCCGGTAACTTTTTGGAAGCCTTGCAAGTTCGAAGCGTAGATCACGCCCATGTCTTGGGTGAACGTCGCCGAATTCGTGACCGTGTAAGTCGTTGCATTGAGCGTTTTTGCTTCTTGCACTTGCGGAACGCCGCCGCCCGGGCCGGTGCCGCTGGCGTTGCTGCCGGCGCTGATGGTGTCGCCAAAATAAATGTTGTTCCAGGTATCGATGTTGAAGCGTCCGTAGCCGGCTTTCCAGGTAATCTTCTTGTCGCTGATGGCCGTGTCGTCGGGAAACTGAAACTGGCCGCGCAATTCTTTGATGGTGGCGTCGATCGTGATGTCCACGTCCTGAAGAGTCGCAAACCATACAGGAGAGGCGGCAAAGGTGCCTCCCGAAAATGAGCCTGGCAGGCAGTAAAGCTGCCCGGTCCCGAATTGGATGCGCATCTCGACGCCTCCTGGGTTCACAAAAACCGTATCGAAGAAATGCACCGTATGGAAGCGATTTTTTAGAAATGAGGAGATTGCGGATATTTTGATACAACGCAGTAGTGGCACATTCTTCCGTCTTCGATCCAAGAATGAAGCTCGTACTTTTCATGGTCCTTGAATCTCAGATTGAAGGCGTTGATTTGTTCGCTCGCGGTAGCGGAAGTGGTTCGGCAATCGATTGTCTCGATACCTGGCGGGATGATCCGGCGCAAATGAGTGTTATCCGCGCGGCAGCGCAAAACTTCCCAATTGCCAGTTTTCAGAGTATCGGCAATCTTGGGTATGCCCATGAACATCTTGAGACGCACGTGTTCTTCTGGCGTCAAATCCGCAGCCAATATAATCATTTATGCCTGTATGTCAGGACACACCGCGTTCACGCCTTAACTCTCCACGCCTGCGCTTCCAAACCTGATCACAACTTGCCGCCCAGATCACAACTTTTCATGCCTGCGATCCCACGCCACAACTTTCCCACACGCGCCTGTTCGCACCAAATCCAGACCCGCCTGCAACGCCAGCGCCTAACGGACCCGACCATTGCTCGACAGTCCTCGCCTGCGAATCCAGGACCTAACAGACCTTAACGGACCGGACCATTGCTCGCCTGCCTCGCCTGCTACGCCACGCCTTTACCGCCTGATCGCACCTGAACCCGCCCTGGCTTACCAGATCACGACCGGCCTGCCACGCCATCGCCCGCCCAGGCTAGCCTGCGACGCCACGTTCACATCATTACAGACCGTTGCTCGTCGTGCCTAACCTGCACTGCCGCTGCAGGACTGGCCTCGTTCGCACCATTGCTGACCTCCGTGCCCCCTGCCCTCCAAAACCCGCCACCCATGCCTGCACTACCATTTCTTACCAGAACTCTTCATGCCACACCGCGCCTGCCCTGCCGCTACGCATCAGAACATGACGTTTCTAGTCAAGCCTGCCGCGCCGTACCGTCCAGAACGTCCTGTCCACACCTGCGCTTCCAACCCCTGCCATTGCTCGCCGTCCAACACCAGTCCTGCCTGCGTTACCGCGGCTCAACCAACTCGCCGTCCGTGTTCACGCCCTGACATCCACGCCTGCGATGCCCGAACTGATCGCTGCTCTACTCGCCCTAACCACCTTGCCTGCAAAGACGCGCCACGCCCGGACTTCCCCGCCCGGCCGTTCCGGGCCATGTCACTACACGCCTGCTACAACCAGCAAGGCCGCTGCTTATCGGTCCTGGTCTGAACCTGCCGCGCCTGCCACGCCCAACCATAACTTGTCATAACAATCCTGCCCCGACCGCTCCTCGCCTGCCGCGCCTATTTCAAAAGCTTTTGTTCTGCCTTGGTCATCACTTTGAAAACCATCGCTAGTTCTTTCAGTGATTTGTATTTCTCTTTGAAAAAAGACATTTCCTCGACTGCATCCAGCAGCAATGCATCGCGCAGCCGCGGGCTTTTCAAAACATCGACGATAGCGCGATAGCCGCCGTGAGCCGCGCGATCGTTTTTCAAACTTACAAAGACGCGGCATTCTCGGCCGTTATCTTCCGTACCGATATATTCAACGACGACCGAAATAAGTTTTCTAGCTTGGTGTAGTCGCCAGAGTTCCGCTGCAGAATCGTCATCCCAATCAAAATATTTGTGAAGTGGCGAGGATTCTGTCTTGGCCGCTGCGACGACATCCTCCGGCATCAGGATGCCTTTACGAGTCTCACTAAGTCTTTTTAGTTCTCCAATTACTTCTGGATTCTTTAGCTTCTTCATCGTTCCTCCCTTCAAGAAGAATGGGCGATTTCGGCTCGCCCGGGCCGCTGCGTAATTAGTTGACGGACGCTTTGGCCGATTGGCCTGAGAATGTCCACTGGACTAGAAACACAGATTGCTGCCGTGCCGTTCCTGCCGTGCCTCGTTCAAGGCTCGCCAAACCCAGACCCGGCCAGCCCCACCATTCACCGCCTGCACTGCCATTGCTAGCCCGGCTGATGCTCGTCTTTGCAAGTCGTAACTCTCCGCGCCTGCCGAGATTTGTGTTAAGCTGCTACTTCTTGAACTGGTTTTTCTTGCGGTACACCTTCCAGGGAAAAACAGCCCCAACCCATTCCGCAACTATTTTTACTGTCGTGTCTTCCTTCACCGATGCCCACTTGCATGCCTACACGACTAAGCAAATGTGAGACGTCGGTGATGCTGAATTGGTCGGCGTCAAAGCGAATCCGGATCTTCGCTTCCCAGGGGTTATAACTTGCACGGTACGTTACGTATGGTGCACCTGTTTCGACTCTTGCCATGTCTGCCTGCTTGACGGCCTTGCCGATGATCCGGATGAGCGGAATTTGCGGTTCGACTTTGTCCCAACCGTCTTGAAGGACGAAGATGCTCATTTTCGCCAGAGTCATTTTGAATCCGACAAGCCGGCATGCGCTGATCATGGCGTTACGAATACTGGCAGCGTGAAAACCATCCCAACCTTCTTTCGAAATGTAGCGACTTTCGAAAAAAGTGTCGTCGCTGTTTTTCGCTTCGCGGTTCTTCTTCGAGCCGGCCGATTTGCCTTCTTCCATTTTTCGCGCCATTTGCTCTTTGGTTTTCACGCTGAACCTGTGAATGACCAACGGCGAAACTCCGCGGACATGGAATATTACGGTGCGCAAGTCTGGTGCTTTGATTTGAACAGAAGTTCGTGCTGGATTCTTGTCTTCCAGTACATCGCTCATCGGGCCGTGTCCTGCTAATCCTTCTACTGCTGCTTTTGCTTTTGCCACGATAAATTCTCCTTGAATATCTCCTCCTCGCCCTACTGAGGAATAGAGATGAAAACAATGAGAATGAGTCTTGAAAAAGCTGTTGCGGGGATGTAGATTGCGCGGCAGCCAAATCAAGAAGCCTCAATCTTCTTGGTTTCGGTTAGGACCGATTCGACGTGTTGACCGCCGAGTCGGTCCGAAACTGTGGAAAAGCTATACCTCACTAGTGGGCTTGTCAAGACTTTTATTTACCCGGTAGGTTTTTTGTGGTAAGCTAGGCCCTAGGGCGGAAAGGCTGGCTACGGCGTGATCGGGCGCGGCACGGCAAGTCAGGCATGGCAGGCGTGGAGAGTTGGGCTAAGGCTCGTTCTGGCCGGGGCGTCACGTAGCGGCAGGGTATGTTACGGCAGGCGGGGAAAGGCGAGCAGGGGACCCGGCGGGGCATGGTAATGCAGGCGAGGAATGCTTCGATGTGGCAAGGATCGGCAAGACATTATCTTGGCAGGCTCGGACTGCTTCGGGTGATCGGGCGCGGATTGGCAGTGCAGGCTTGGAAAGATAGGATGAGCAGAGGCGAGTTACGCACCGGCAATGCAGGCGAGGACTGATGTGGTCAGGATGGCAATGGCGAGGACTGGCTAGACATCGCAGGCGAGGAATTTTTTTAGATGAATTCTCAATACGCGGATAGCTCAGCGGCGAGGCAGGAGACGGTTGCAAACGTTTCTGAGTCTTATGGAAGGAACCACGAATCGTTTCGAAGCGAGTCGCGGGAAATTCCAGAGAGCAGTCGGTATATAACCGACAGGTCCGGTGGTTCGAATCCCCGTCCGCGTACCAAATTTATATGGGCCGAAGAACTGAAATGTGCGACAGGAGTTTATGTTCGCCGCTGGTACTTTGAGACTCCATGGTTTTCGATTCGGTTGCATCATTGGTTGCATTCGGATGACGCGCGCTACTTCCACGATCATGCCTGGTGGTTTGTAACGCTAATCCTGAAAGGGAGCTACACCGACGTCAGTCCGTCAGGAGAAGAGAGACTGACAATCGGAAAGATTGCTTTCAGGCCAGCACTTCACCGTCATTACGTGAAAGTAGACAAAGGCGGTTGCTGGTCCTTTCTTCTTACCGGGCCAAGGATTCGCAGGTTTGGATTTTGGGTTGGAAAGAAATTCAAGAAGTCGAACAAGTATTTCCTGGAGCACGGGCAACACGTTTGCGATTAAATTCCAAGCTCGCAAGTAATTCGCCAAAAAACGACCAAGTTGGAATCTTCAAATTCTCTACCCCATTCACTGCCGCCGTCAATGTAACAGTTAGTGACTAAGCCGCCGAGAGTTTGTCTCTCGCCAAAGGAACTCTTGTTTACATCGGTTTGCATTGCAAGATCGATCGCATCGCTAATATTGTTTACGATCGTTTCTGCGTTGGTCTGCCCTGATGGATCCGCGACAACATAAAGCCAAAGATTGTAATGCAAAATATATTTCGTCAGTCCAACGCGGCGTTCTTGCGGTTGATCGAATGTTTCGGTAGTTGGTCCGCCTTTAAACAAAGTCAAAAACGGTTTCTCGGGGTCACTTACCGCAGTCCAAATTTTCGGTTTACGCGTGATAGTTTTGCAAAGCCCCGCAAGCGCCTGGTTGGTTGCGAGAAGATTGAAAAGCGCAACGGAAATTGCTTCGCGCGTGCCTTTCACGACTTGCTCAGCTCCGCATCAAGAGCGGCGCGCAATTGCGTTTCGATTTCACCGGCATTCTCCTCGAGCGATGGTGTCATGAACGGCCGCGCCGACAGCGCGGGATGTGTAACGCTGTGGCGATAAAGACGTTTGCCATCGACAAGAAAAGAAAGTGCCCGGGCTTTTGTGGCGGTGATCGTCCAGGAATGCGATACGCCGCCGGTGCCGCCAGCGCTCACATCTTCGTACAGGGCGCCATACCAAGCACCTCCGCCCGCACCTTCTACGGCGCCGACAATACTGGTTCCTTCAAGCGTTGCGGGGACATAGCGGATGCTGCCGGCAAGCACGCCGGTTTGGCGTTTCAATGCTTGCCCGGAAAGCTTTTGGGAGACGATATATGAAGATAACATTATCATTAGTTCATTTATTTTTGAGGTTAGAACACGAATTATAGCTGGACCTTTTGATTTTAGTGCTTCAACTAATCGCCTGTCCGAATTTTCACGAAATGAAATTGTCAGCATATTCGTCTTCTCGCTGGCCATGCAGCAACCATCTTTGCGCGTGCTTCCGGTGTGTGTTTTCTGCCATGTTCGTAGATACACAAAATCTTTCCGGACCATATTTAAACACGGCTTTATGGAAGGGAGTTTTGTGATTGCTCGATTCTCCCTTGCAGCGCGCGTCTGCAATGTGTAGTTTCCATCGGCCTGCTAGCGATAGAGCAGTCTGGCCGATATATTTCTTACCATTGGCTAAACAAATTATGAGATAAATATGAATCACAATGTCCTTGTATATCGGTCAACCACATACTGACACTCACTTGGCAGATCCCAATCGCGATATCTGATGGTGCCGGCGCCACCACTCATCGCGCGCGAAGCTTCGTCCACCCAGCTTCGACGACGATAATTTTGCGCAACAACTTTATTTGCGCACTGCACGACATCCGCCGGCGTGTTGTTGTAACCGGCCGAATACTGCAAGTAGATGTTCTGGATCCCTTCAAAGAAACGCATGCCACCGCCAAACGCGCGATAGGCTCCGGACTGCCACGCCGTTTGCGGAAAGCTTCCACCCCACCCAAGAAGGCCTGGGCGCAAAGAAATGCTTTTCCCGGTTCCGTCGATCACCCAGCCTTGAACGGAAAAGCCCGAAGATTGCGCGACCTGGATTCCGTTGATGATCAATGCCGAGACGTTTTTGACCGGCCGGTTGCGGACAAAAAGCCGGTAGGTTCCCGTGCCGTCGTAGGTTTCGCTGAAATTGCACACGCCACAGAACGGAGATTGCAGCAAGTCTCCATTCTGATTGCCGAGCCCGGTACGATTCAAGAATTCAAATCCCCAGGCGGTGATGCAGGCCTGGATGATGGCATCATCGGCGCTGCCGGCGGCCGCAAGACCGGGAATCCAGCTCTTGACCTGGTCGACGGTCGTGAGGTCGAGCAAAGACCCGGCCGTCTCCACCGTGGCCGGCTGTTCGGTGTGATAAATCTGCGTTCCGGCAACGGTGGCATCGACAACCAGCGTATAACCGGTTCCATTCAGCGGCGGATTGATCTCGCCTGGAATGACCGCTGAATATTGTCCCGCCGAACCAGCGACATAACCGAGCGTCAATCCATTGATCGGAGAGACCGGCGTACCGGGCGTGCCCAAGGGATTGGTGGCGGATCGCCCGGCAAAAAGCGTAGCTGTTACAGTGGCATTGTTGATGGGGATTCCCGCCGCATCCGTCAATGTCCAAGTCAACGTGAATACGGTGCGAACAGGAATGGTAAATGAACTGATCGGATTGACGGCAGTGACCTTGCCGCTTCCAAGCACGGAGACGGTCACGACTTGCTGGTTTGTCGTAAATAAGCCGTCGACCGTTACTCCTACTTTCCAGGTCGCCGATGGACTGGTCAGGGTAATGAAGGTAGGATTTCCAGGAATGAAAGTTGTTGTCGTTGTCTTCAGTTGCCCTGTGGAAGTGACGCCTACAATCCAAGATGTGGATCCGCCGGCATCATTCAGAACCGGCGCGCTCGGCAAACCGGAGAGCACGGAAGTAGTCCCTAGTCCGCCATTGTCATCGATCGTGACGCTCCACAGTCCGCCGAGTGAATCCTGTAATATGAGTGCCATCGCTTTGCACGGCTATTTTTTCTGCGCAACTGGTGCCGCCGGGATTGGAACTGGAGCTGGATTCGGCTTGAAACTCATCGTTGTTTCATCCCAAGAATATCCTTGCGGGATCGCCCGATTTAAGCGGGTAACCATCCCCGTGAGTTCGTCTTGTTTCCGTTTGATGCCTTTCTCGGCGAAGAGTGCGTTGAGTTCCTTCTGAAGAGTTTGATATTCGCGATAGTCGTTCAGGAAATCCTGCGTTGGCGCGATATTGCCGGAAGGGACGGCGATGATTTTTGCCAGATCCGCAGCGTGAGACGAAGAAGAAGACAAATTCTTCAGCAGGACCACGGAAACAATCACAAGAAATATAGAGAGGCCGACAATGATGATACTTTTCCGGGCCATGTACTCCTCCTCTCGGCAAGTGTATCACCGGGGGAAATAATTTTGTGAAGACAACACCAGACCGAGCGGGTGGCAAAGCTCCGATCGTATATGCTGCCGATCCAACGGCGCTATCGCTATCTCCAGAAAGCGACCCGACCGCCTTCAATGTAAGCGAAGATGCCACAACCACCGGCGTTGAATAGGTTGTGCCATGCGTGCAAGTCCCTGCACCGTTGGCGGTAGGAGTAGAGCCATCCGTGGTGTAGCAAAGTGTCGCTCCGCCGGTACTTGTGGAGATGGTGACATTCTGGGTGGTTGCATAATTTCCCGCTACTGGACTGAACGTTGGCGTGGCAACCGTACCACCGCCACCGGCATAACAAGTATCAGCATTGAAACTCAGCGCACTGGCGTTCGTCCCATCGGGAGGTCCGCCCATGGTTACGAGGAAACAATTCATCGCAGGGATGGCATTTATATGGCCGGCCCAGGCAGACGTCAAAGTTGTTCCCGTGCATTGAGAACTGCTGGTAGCCGGTACGCCACCGTATTGACCAGCTACGTTCGGAGTCGTTGGCCCCCAAGTACCCGTGCATTGGCCTACGTTTCCGCCAGTTACATCCGGACCGATGGCCGGCCAAGCAATCGAACCAAACCAAGATGGTTTCGAGGAAAGGTAAAGTGATGCAGGGAGCGCCGTGCCAAGATCCCCGACGGTGGGAATCGGCTGCGGATAGGTAGCGAACCCGGTAGGCACTTCGGAAGTGCTAGCACAAGTTGTAGACCACCCGGTATCGCTGGAATTTCCGCACCAGCGTACCGCCGCTGTTACCGTATCGTAATTGCCCCACCGGTAAGTCGTCTGCCCCACGATAGGGTCGGCAGGAGCAAGATCGTTTGAGCCCATCTCGTAGATATTGAGGTCGGCAAACCCATTGGTCGTCGAATAGGAATTGTGGTAACTGGGCGTCCCTAGAACGTTGGCAATGATGTTGTGATACCGGCTGTGATGCATCAGGCGCACCGCGCTAGCGCCGTTACCGCCGCCACCCTTGAAAGTCGAACTTCCGCAGACTGAGCCGTTGGCGCAAGACTCCCACCCAGTAACAAAGTTACGGTAGAGCGTCTGCATCATCTTCGGACCATGGAAGTTTTCGCCGAAATAGGAATTTTGGACATTCCCTTCATAGAGCTGCCAGCGATTCCCGGCATGCTGGAAAGACGCGGCATAGAGGCCGGCATTGTTGCTGTAATCGTTGATGCAAAAATTGTAAGCGTAGACGCTGCCAGTGTCGGCTCCTTCGGTGCTGGTGCAGACTCTTGACCACTGGACGATGTTGTTTTGAACGAGTAGGTCGGAAGTGGCCGTCCCTTCCAGGGAAAAGCTATCCGCTCCTGGCGGTGCATTGCTGGTTCCGTAGATGTAGTTGTCTTTGGTTGTGGCATGAACACTGACAACCCACCAGATGGCCGCTTGCGTCGGCTTGATGATCCGCACGCCTTTAACCCAACAGTTGGCGGTGTAATAGCCCACCACCCCGTATTGCGGATCGGAGGTCATATCAATCGAGAGATTCTCCACGCCGGAGTACTGCACCGGATTAGTGGCGGCAAAGACTGCAGGGGTTTGCGCGGAGTTCCAGTTTGGAGCCCTCAAGGAACCGATCAGCGTAACTTGGCTGGCACCGGCATTGACGTTCGAGACTTGGAAGAGTTCGTTCTGTGGACGGTTGAGGCGTTGGTTGCCTCCGTCGGGACCGTTCACAGCGCAGCCATTAGTGCTTCCCGCGTTGTAAAGCACGTCGCAATCGAAGTAGTTGCCGTTATCTACTTCGGCGTTTGAGGAGCAGGGATAGCCGCTGTTTCCCAGGGAACACTGGTCAAGGCCGATGATGCTTTGATTGGCCACCAAGCCAGTCACCGTTGAGAGCGTGATAACCGTCGTACCGCGGGAGTACCCGGCTGTCCAAGTGGCGAAGTTTGCGTCTGAAACCCAGTAGGCTCCTGCAGAGCCGTTCAGGCAGATCGCGGTGTGGTAGCCTCCTGAGCAAGCGTTGAAGGTACTGGCCGCAAAGACTAAGAGCGTTTGGTCCGCTCCAGAGCCGCGCAAAGCGACGTTGCTCTTGCTAATCAGCAATCCGGCATCAGAAATGTTGAACGTTCCCGCTCCTAGAAGAACATAGTGATTTGCGGCGCAGGCGGAAATCGCTGCGTTGATTGTGGCTCCTGTGGCTCCAGCGGCGATGGTAGAGCCGCATTGTGTCCAGGTGCCCGAAGGGATACCTCCGGTGACGCCAGCGCCCGTCCAATCGGTCGCGCGCGCTGAATCGATCAAGCCGCTCCAGAGTTGCGCGGAAATGCTGGCTGGACTTAGCAACAGGCACAACAGAGCAAATTTTACTTGTATGTGCCGCATATCATGTCGTTCCCCACGCTGGCTGGAGTGTAAGTCATCGTGCAGGTTTGCGAGCCTGATGACGATAGGATTTTCTGTTCGCTGGCGCGCGAGCTGTTACTGCCAACAAGTGTAAAACCAGTTCCAGCCGTAAAAGCGGGAGAGCCGCTAACCACGACCCATCCATAGGCAATGTCAGCGGTTCCGGTTGGATTGACCGTAGTGGTCAAGGTGGTTCCAGAGATGTTGCTATCATAAGTACCAACCGCACCGTCTGCGGCACCAACTCCGCCAGTCGTGCTGAAACAAATGAACACGGGAAAGTTTTGAACCGAACCCGTCTGGGTAAAAGTGCTGGTGTGCGGTGAATGGGTTATCGAGAATGAATCAAACAATTGCATTGTCGCCCCGGTAGAAGTTCCGGCGAAAGCGCTACCGTTAGCGGTATAGACATTCGGCGTGCTGGCGTTATCGGTGACGGAATAAGGCGTACCGGCACTGGCACCCGTGCCCGCATTCATAACCGCACAATGAATAGTTTCTCCAATTGCCGGATCTGCAGACCAAGTGCAAGTTGGATTGGAGAAGTTGGCATTGCCAACACAATTTTTCCCGGTAACGGAAATTGGTAAAATTCCGCTCGCCGTGGCCACCGATACTTTGCCGCCAATTTTGAGCTTCCCTCCAAGTTGGTGCGCGCCGATCGGAAGCGCGAGCATCAGCAGAATCGAAGCCAAAATACTTAGGAGTTTTCTCATTGCCTTCCTATTGAACGGGAACGGCGGCCATATAGAGCTTACCTACCATCGGTCCGGCAGTCCCGCAAGCCACTGCCGTAGTGCTGTAATTAAGATTCCCGCTAGTCAACCGGAGCACCTGCGAGTTCTCTCCAAAGTTGGCCGTCGAAGTTGTCGTTATAACTCCTGAAGCTGGAACAGCACCAGTGCCGTTAAGATTCACTGGTACAGTTTTCGCTCCTTGGTCGTCTGTATAAATCAGGTTCACTGTGTAAGACCCGCTCGTCCCACAGGCTGTGGTGATATCCACGTAAACGTGGACGACGTAGGTGCCAGCAGGACAATTCGCGGAAGAACAGAGTGTTGTTGAGCCGATAGATGTACCTGAACCAATGGTAACTACTGCTGAGTGGTTACTATCGCCGCTGAATCCTTGCGTAATGACTGCGGAAGATACAGTGCCAGTCAGAATGCCTGTTGCCGACACTCCAGGCCTAACAATCGCGTAAGCCGTCACGGCAGTTGGCGCCTGATCAATGATGGTATTGGCGGGGATGTTGGTGTTGGTGGTGGTAACGGCGGAACCTTGCGTCAAACCGATAAAGCCCGCCGTACTGCCGGCAATCGATACCACCCCTGCAAGCCCGGCCGTCCCGG